AACGATGAGTTTATTTGGACAGCTACAACAGGTGCAGGAGACTGTGTAAATGGTCTTAACACTTTATTAGCTTCTGGTTCAGGTGCATCTTTTGTATCTTCATCAGCACCAACATCTGATAATTTATTAGATATTATTGATGAGCAATTAGAAAACTTATCAGTAGATGTTCAAGATAGAGATGACTTAACAGTATTTATGTCAATCGCTAACTTTAGAAAATACATCGTTGCTTTAAGAAAAGCAAATAACTATTTCTATGACCCGAATACAGTAGAGAATAGAGGTTCATTACTTTCAGCAATGCACCCATTCGCTAACTTAAGAGTTGTAGGAACAGTAGGATTAGCAGGTTCTAATAGAATCGTAACTGGTCCAGCTAGACAAATTGCAATTGGAACTGATTTAGTATCTGATTTGGATAATTTCCAAATGTGGTATGACATCAATGGTGACCAACTAAAACATAGAATTGTAACTAAACTAGGAGTTCAAGTAGCTTTCCCAAATTTTTGGGTAACGAACAACCTATAATCATTAACTAAAGGAGGAAAAAATTATGGCATGTAATATTACAAGTGGATTTGCACTAGGGTGTAGAGATAATTCAGGCGGAATTAAAGCAATATATATCCTCTCTGGCTCCGTTGCAGGAATAACAGATACTTCTGATGAAATATCTGATATAAGTGGTAGCGGAATTTTTTACCAGTTTGATTTACAAAGGGGAACTTCTGATTTTACAGAAACAATCAATGGTTCAACTGAAAACCAAACAGTCTTTTACGAGGCTACGGTAAATGCCGCGTTTGCGAAATTACAAACTTCAACTAGAAATCAAGTAAAACTACTTGCTCAGAATCCAGATTTAAAAATTATTGTTGAAACAAACAATGATACTGCTTCTGAAAAGTTTATTTACGTTGGTAGAAAGAATGGAGCATTGTTAAATGCAGGACAAGGACAGTCAGGAACTGCTTTAGGTGATGCAAATGGTTATACACTAACATTCTCAGCACAAGAACCAAACCCAGCCGATTTTATCGCTGGAACGAGTTTAAGTTCTGCGTTGTCAGGAATAACTATTTCACAATAAAAGTGATTAAAGATATTGTGGGGGATTCGTTCCCCCACTCTTATCTTTTTTATATAATATAATACAACAACAGTATGCAAACAGTTAAAGAAAACCAAGTCAATGAGTTAGTCTGGCCTTATGAGGTTGTTGCGTGGGTAAATCCACCATCAGGTTCAAAGTCAAACTATATTTTTGCATACGAGAGTTTAGCAAATAATAGTGGTTCTGCGGAATTCGCTTCATTTGCAACCGCAAGTTTAGAGATGAATAACAATAGATGGAGAAGAACTCCCATCAATCTTGTTACAGGCTCTACTACAAATCTTGGTGAGATGTATGTTAAAGCGGGGACAACATACGAAATAAGTTTTAGATATGGTATCAAGCCTTTCTATTTATGGAGAGATGCTGAACCAACTTGGGCAGAAACTGCAGGAAATTGGAGTTTCCCTTTTTTACCTACATCAGACAATTCAATTATACAAGGAAGTGATAGAATGTTTGTATCAGGTGCTGTATCGCCAGAAGAAACACTTTACATAACAGCTAATGACGATGCAAAATTTACAATATATCAAGGGTAATATGAAAAAATTAAACAAACATAAATTAACCATTATACCAAAATACGGAGATTATTATTATCCTACTACAAAAGTATTTGAAGATGATAAAGGTGATGTAGTATATTATGGGGAAGCAAATGAGTTTCCACAATATATAATTGAATTATACAACAAATCTTCTATAAATGGAACTGCAATATCATCAAAGAGAGATGCTGTTGTAGGACAAGGACTAACTACCGAAGATGAGAGTATTTTAGAATATGCAAACAAAGAAGGTGAAAGTTGGAATGATATATTCAAAAAAGTAGCTTTAGATAAAGTAATGTTCGGTGGATTTGCATTAGAGATAATATGGTCCAATGATAGAACAAAAATTGCAGAGGTATATCACATAGATTTTTCTTATGTAAGAGCACATAAGATGAACAACAGAGGAATTGTACCAGGATATTATATTTCATCTGCATTTCAAAATAGAGGGAGATTAAGAATACCAAAAGAAGATTTAACTTATATACCTAGATTTAATAAGTTAGATAGAACATCTCCATCACAAATTATTTATGCTGGAAACTATGAACCAGGTATGAGGTATTATCCTCTACCCGATTATAATTCAGGTCTTAACATTATAGCACTTGATGCAGAAATAGATAATTTCCACAAAAACAATATTAAAAATGGATTAGCTCCATCCCTTTCAATTACAACATTTACAAATGCTGATAATGAAGAACGAGGAGTAATAGAACAACAATTAAGAGAAGCTTATGCAGGAAGTGATAATGCTGGTTCTCTTATTTATATGGATGTTGCAAACAAGGAAGAAGCACCTATCATCACACCAATACCACAAAATGGAGCTGATGGGTATTATACTACTGTTAATGATATGGTTACTCAAAAGATACTTACATCTCACAGGATTACATCTCCTATGATTTTAGGAATTAAAACAGAAGGTCAGTTAGGTGGTAGAACAGAGATGTTAGAAGCGTTTGCACATTTCCAAAAAACAGTAATAGAACCAATACAATCTGACATATTGTCAGTATTTACAGATATTTTTAAAGTAAATGGAATAGATGTAACACTAGGTGTAGAAACTACAAGAATATTTGAAGATGGTGATGAAACACAAGTAGTAACATCAATAGATGAAGATAGTGGTTCAGATTCTATACTAGAAGATGGTATAGAAGAAAATATAGTGAATATACAAGAGAAACCTAAAAACGAAGGAATAATATAATGCAAAATACACTACTAATATCAGAAGCTAAAGTAAAAGCATTTACAGATATAAACAATAATTTAGACCCTTCTTTAATTAAATCAACAATTAGAGAAGCACAGATTATACACATTACAAGATTGTTAGGAACAAAATTGTATGATAAAATAATAGATGATGTTGATGCAGGAACTTTGACAGGAAATTATAAATCTCTTGTAGATGATTATGTGCAAGATAGTTTATTATACTGGTCGTATTATGAATCATTAGAATCAATTTATTTAAGACCAAGGAATAATGGTTTATTACAACCACAAGGTGGAGATAATGCATTATCGGTAGATATGTTAATATATGATAAGAAAAGAAGGTCAGTAAAGAACAAGGCTGAATATTTTAGTGAAAGATTGGTAGATTATTTATGTTTCAACAATGATTTGTTTCCAGAATATGGAACAGAACAGAATGATGAGATTTTTCCAGATGCAGGAACACAATTTAAATCTCCAATAGTATTTAGAAACACAATTAGAGATAATATAGAACAATTGGGAATAAAAGTAACAAATTCAAGATACAGTTATTTACCACAATAAAAAATGAGATAATATACAATGGCAAATTATAATTTAACAAATCAACCAATATCAGCTTCTTTTCAACAGTTGCTACAAAAAGATAATGACACCAACTACTTGGTAGATGGGACAGGTTCAATCGTAGATTCATTAGAAATTACAGGTTCCTTAACTGCTTCTTTCTTCAAGGGAGATGGTAGTGCATTAACTAATTTACCACTTGATGAAACAGGCTCATTTTTGATTACATCATCTTTTGATACAGGTAGTAGAGAACAAACTTTTACAAAAGCAGATGGAACTACATATACTAATCTTATACCAGGTGGTGGAGGTTCATCAGACACAGGTTCTTTAATTACAACTGCTTCAGTAAGTGATGCAACTATCACTTTTACTAAAGGTGATGCATCTACGTTTGATATAACAGTAGATAATGTAACATCATCATCACACGCAGAGTTTGCAGATGAAACAGATGATGTAATTCTTAATGTAAAAAATACATCAGGTGCAGATATAGGAAAAGGATTAGCAGTTCATGCAACAGGTGTGACTGGTGAGAATGTAAATATTAAATTAGCAGACTCTTCTGTTAGTGGAGATATGCCTGCTATTGGTATAACAAGAGATGCTATATCAAACAACGCAAGTGGTGTTGTAATAATAAGTGGTAAAGTAAAAGGATTAGATACATCAACAGATGGATTAGTTGCAGGAGCAGCAGTATATGTAAATGGAGCAGGAGTATTAACTTCTACTAAACCAACTGGTTCTGATTTAATACAGAACATTGGTATATGTGGTAAAGTAGATGCAACAGATGGAGAGATTATAGTAATGGGTAGTGGTAGAAGTAATGATTTACCGAACATTACAGATGGTTATGGATGGTTTGGTAATAGTGATGGAGTTCCTACTGCACAAACAACGGCATCGTTTGCTAAAACAGATATAGATAATACATTTAGTGGAACACAAAACTTTAACAATATATCAGTAAGTGGGACAGGTTCATTCGGTAGAATAGAAGCCGTAACTGGTTCAGCTAAGATTATAGGAGATGCATTCGTAGTAGTTAATGCAGATACACCAACATTAAGATATGCTGGATTACAAGTATATGATAGTGGTTCATCATCAACTGCTTCAATAGAGTGGGATGGTGGAAATGATAGTTGGATACTTGTAGAAGAAGGAGGACAATCTTCATTCTTATTAACAGGTCCAACAGGTAGTAAAGGTAGTGAAGTTAATTTAACAGAAAACACTTTACCAAAAGCAGGAGAACATAGACAACTTGTAGATAGTATTATAAGTGATGATGGTGCAAATGTAACAGTTAGTGGAAATATAAATGTGACTGGAAACTACAATGGATTTGATAGTGGTTCATTTGCATTGTTAGGAGCATCAAATACCTTTACA